CCCATTATAATCTTACTAGTAGTAGTAAGCGTAATGTCATCCCCTGCACTTACAGCAATATCTTTTCCACTTGTTGTGTTGCCAAAGCCTAATACTTCTGTTAATGTATCTGTTTGTGAGAATTTAGTGTCTACATACAATTTAACTGCCGCACTAGTAGGTAGTGATGTATTGTTATCAAAGTTTTCTAAACCATCAGTAGAAGTCACGAAACGAGTTATAGTGACCCCTGTGCCTGTATCTTTCAAAGAACCCCATTCTAATATAGCTGATACTTTAAAGTCCCCTGCGGTGTTTAAATACAGCCCAGATTGGTTTCCTGAACCATCCGTAAGTTCCCTTAACGTTGCTGATATAGCTGCATTGTCAATAGTCTTTAATAACCCCTCGTAGGTTTGAGATATTTTAGTATTAAATAGAGTTGCCATTCTTTGATTTTTTTGTTTTATTTATTTTAACTTTCTTTAAAAAAGTCTTTAATTTTTCAATATTCTTTTGCTTCGGTTTATAACTCATAACACCCATCCGTTAAATGTTGCACTATTCGATGGGTAAATATCATCATTGCTGTTATTTGTATATTCTGGAAATAAGGTTTGGTTAAAAGACATATAATCTATAAACCTCCTAGAATACCATTCAGCATTTGTTCTAGCCTTTTCAACTAGAAAGTCAACTTCTTCCTTGCTTACTGTTTCTGCATTTTCAGAACGATGTTTAAACATACCCCCATTTCTTAATTGGTAACTAGCAAAAGGAATGTATTCAACTTGCGAAAACCAAATCAGCATTGGCACAACGTAATCATCCAACAATAACTTCCAACGAGCATTTGCAGGTAGGTCAATATTAGGCATTGCAGTAGTTAAAGCATTATACATTTTTGTGCCTAAATAATTCTGTATGTGAACCTCTTGAGCCAGTTTAATAAACTGAATATATTTGTCGGTGTCGACATTCCCATCTATAATACTGTTACGAACTAAATCCGTTCTATTTATAAATAATACTGTTGCCATTTAGTAAGTGTATTTTAATGATCCGTGATTAGGTAAATCAAATGTTGCTTTTTTAGCATCTTTACTTCCCCAAGGATTTCGTTTGTATGTAGGTGGAATATCTCCTGTTCTTCTATAATTTTTTAAGTTTTCACTTACTTCAGCACCTTTTTTTCTTCTATATAAAATCTGTTTCCAGGCGTGCCTGCAATAACAACCACCTTTAAATTTAAACAAATTGTATGTTTCTTGACCTGAAGCAGAAAATTCTCCATTAATACCTGCTCGACTTGCTTTGTCAATATCTTCAATTGTATAAACAACACCACTACTAGATAACTGCATCATATTTTTACAGAAATCTCTAGTTTCATATGTGCTTTTTCTTTTACCATCTGCATCTTTCTGAATAGATTTTGCACTTGATTTTTTGTAATATTGATATCTTATTTTATAATTTTTAGAATCTAAATCACTATAAGAACTACCATTATTTTTAGATTTTATTTGATCAGCTAATCCAACTAGTTTTTTAATCTTACTTAATGTTGTTTCTTTATTTACTAAACTAGCAGAAACCCATTCTTCATCGCTCAAATTTTCATCATAAACATCCCTTACATCTGTAATAATCCATTCATCATTTACTGTTTCCCCTTGAAGATGCTCAAGAATTAAACTTCCTTGTTCATCAGATAATTTTGGAACTTCACTTTCTTTTTTTAGAGGTACACAATTAGGCACTTCTCTACCATCTTTCATTTTTGTCCCTACCTGCTCATAGCCATCCCAACAAGGTGCTTTAAGTTCTTCGTGACTTACACAAGGCATATAATAAACAACCCCCTCAACTTCGTGTTCGTGTGAACCACCACATCCCATTTCTTTGGCTTTTGCTTCAGCTTCTTCTTTAGTCTTATATGCTTGTTTTCCATCAATCATTTTAAGATTAAACTTTTGCATTTCAACTCCTGTTTCTTCTTCAATTTCCTCTTTGCCTTGTATTGAACTATCAACTTCTGTAAACTCTAATGGCTGTAAGGTCGTAAAGTATAGGTTTAAAGAGATATCATTGTAAGCAAGTATATTATCAAAGGAATCAATTAAAAGTTCCTGAAATGGTCTAATAACAGTATTGTCCATTAATAAAGATGCAGTTTTAATTTCGTCTGCATTACTTGAAAATCCAGAACTTGTTCTAATTCCTAGTAAAAAAGGACTTACAACTCTATGGGCAACCTGAATTTTAGATTGTGATTCTTCTGAAAGAAACTGATATTGGTTATGTGCATCACTTAATTGAACAGGTGTAATTTCTGCTTGACTATCCTTGTTGTCATTGAAAGCGAGTATAAATTTGCCCGCGTTACTCGTGCCAGAAAACTTCTGTGCAATCTTATTTTCTATTAATCTCCTTTCTTCTTGATTAGGTGTTCCGTTGTTAAAATTAATCAACATTGAAGGACTTAATCCATTCATTATATTGTTGAGGTGGTAATTAGAAACTTCTTCTTCTAATTCAGCATATTGTAAACCACCTTGATAATCAACTGGGCTGTAGTAGTAAAACCCTGATTTATAAGGTTTAATGTAAAATATTTCAATGTTTTCTTTTGACATTCCATAAGCAGGGATTCTTAAAGGATCATCACTTCTTTTAATATTAGCCCAATCTTTAAAATAATAATAAGCAGGAATATCTCCATCTTCATTAGCTTTTTCTGCTCTTAAAGTTTCAATAGGCATATGTTCTAACTGTGCAATCTTCTTTCTATCTTTTGAATATATTATTTGAATAGCACATTGACCCATAAGTTTGAGGTCATAACATAATTTTCTAACAACATCCTTTTTAAATAAAGAAATCATTTGAGCATACTCATTTGGCTTTCTATTTCCATCGGTAGCATTAAGACCTTTTCCGTAAATAGCTTGACTAATACCATTAATAGCAGCATTGTTAGTTGGGCTACCATTATATCGGTCAATTAAATACTGAAAGTAATTATTATCTGCTCCGTACTCAATCCATTCTTCGCCATTTACTTCTTTAATTTCAGGACTTGTATATGTACTCAAATTAACAAATCCAAATTCTGATACTTTAGAAGCCTTTTTGAATTGACCTTTTTCGTTTCTTAATCGTGTTTCTTTCATCTTACTGTGTATGTGTTATCAAACCCATTATAAAAAGTGTATTGCCCTTTATTTAATTTATAATAGTCATTGTCATTTAATTGGTCAATATCTTGATCAGTACAAAATATTTTATCTCTAAAGATATCTTCTTTGTAATCTGAATCAACTTGCCATAATACATCATATAAATTCCAGAAACTGTTGTTTGTATTCCAGAAATTATAATCAATGTATAAATATAAGTCAAAAAAATGAGCTTCAACTAAAACAGGATTAAACACATTATCAAATGTTAAATAATTGCCTGAAGTAACTGCTGTATCTATATGATACAATTTATTTACGTTTGTACTGTCATCCCTAATGGACATAGTAAACTGACTATCATTGTACTGACGAGGTATTACTGATAGTGTCTGTGCTAATGCAGATGTAGTTAATATAATCATTACTTATATAACGCAAAAAAAGAACTAATTTGTAGAATCATTAAAGCAAAAAAAAAGCACCCTCGAAAGGATGCTCATTTTCTAACTAAATAAATTAATTATGCAGTTGGGTCAATTTGTGTTGCATCTCCAGTTACTGGTGAAGCCAAAAAGTAAGGTGCTGTTTCTTCCAATCCTTCGAAAGTAAGTGTAAAGCCGCTTAAGTCACCTGCTGCTGCACCTGTTACTACAGTTCCACCTGTTACTTCCATCCCATTTTCAAAGCCACATAAGAACTCATTTCCATAGTAATCTTGAACTACAATATATGGTCTAGCTACTGCAAGTGTTTGCAGTTCTGCTTGAGTTTTAGCATCTAAATAAGTTAATGTTAAGTTTAAAGTTTGAGTATAGAATGTTGTACCATTCTCTCTTGATGATGTTACAGTCGTTTCTAAAGAAGAATTACCCTTTACATCAAACTCATACCAAGTTGGACTACCTGTTACAGTAGCTTCTTTAGTTGTTGCATCAATTGTAACTCCTGTCAATTCTCCAAAGTCTGCAAAGTAGACAGTTTTGATGCCGCCAAATGCACTTTTGCAAGGTACTTTTCTACCTGTTGTTAATGTACAAGCCATAGTTTTTTGTTTTATTTTAAAAAAAAAGGGTAGGCAGAACCCACCCCTTTAAATTTGATTAGTTAATTATTTTAAGCGTACTCAACAAGGTCAGAAGCAACTCCGAATTGGACTGCTGAAGTGAACCTCATAACCATACGCACATTGTTACTAGCATCCAAATCTTGCATATCTAAAACCTTCACAACATTCGTGTCGTTTAAGATTCCTGTGCCGAAATAAAGGTTGCTACGTTGTGCAGCATACATTTTGTTAGGACTCATTCCAGGGCAAACAAATATCTTAACACCATTAACAGTTAAAGATCCGTTGTTCCACCATTGTGTTCCCATATTGTTCACACCATTAGCACCTAAACCTGCTGCTGCAAATCCTCCTAATGCTTGAACGTAGAATTTAGCTGCTGCTGATCCGATATAAAGAAATAAATCTTCTTTTCCGTAAAGTGCAGATGGTATTGCATCAACTACTTTAGATAATTCTTGGATAATGTTTGCTGCATTTAATCCTCCTGCTATTGCTGCTACTTGCTGACCTGCGGGAATATCTCCTGCTGCTGCTGATGCTGCGATTAGTTTTTCAAATCCATCAAAAGAATTAACTCCTGCTGCACCCGCTGTATCTCCTCTCCAAATACAAATTTCAGTATTTTGAGCAACTTCTGCTGCTACGTGAGCAATCATAAAGTCAGAAAATTTAGGTGGTAAAGTTTGTCCTAAACCATATCCCATTTGTTGGGCTTCCCAATCGTTTACGAAATCGTACTTACACAATTGTAGGTTAACTTGTAACTCAACAGGCTGAATGATTCTTTCAGTTAATGTTACTGAACTGTTTGGTGTGAAATCACAAGATGCAGGGCTTACTAAATCCCCAGTTGCTAATTTCTTAATTACTTCTTTGTAAGCAATGTTTGCTTTTACTGTTAAACCACCATCATCAATTGTTGATGCTGATAATAATGCTGCTGCAATATACTCTCCTGCGAACTCGCCCGCATATGTTGTAGTGATGTTAACCGCAGTTGCTAATTGTACGTTTTTTAGATTACTCATTTTTTTATTTGTTTAATTTATTTAATACTCTATCTAGTGTTGTGTTAAATTTACCTTTTGCAAATTCTACTCTTTTCTTTGTTTTACCTTCTCCTTCAGGATTATGTTTGATTGGTTTTGAAGCAGCTTCAGAAAATTCTTCTTTTACTGTTCTAGATTTTAATGGTTGTGAATCAGAACTCATTTCTTCTTTAGGATCAAGCATTGCTTTGATTTCATCAATCATATCTTTTACTTCAGCAAGTTCTTCTTTAGTAGCATATCCTAGTTCTTCAGCTTCTTCTTCTTCTTGCTCTATTTCTTCTTCTACTTCTTCAGCAAGGTCAGAAGTAATTTCTTCCCCTTCTTCAGTTTCTTTTTCTGGAACTTCATCAGATACTTCTCTAACATCTGCAATTCTACCTTCTTCTTCCACAACTACTAATCTACCATCTTCAAGTAAATATTCGCCTACAGGCATTGCCACCTTCTCATCGTCAGTAACGATAAAGATTTCTTTATCCTTCTCAAAGGATTCTGCTGACACAATAGTGCCATTCTCTAGCTTCATTTCCTCAAGTTTTACCTCGATATTTAAAAGCGTTTTAATTTGATCTAACATTTCGGTTGATTTCATATTGTTTATATAACGATTATTAATTTAAAATTTGCATTTTCAATCAGTTCTTGTGATAACTCCTATGCCTTGTGCGTGTATAGAACCATCACAGCACGACCTTGAGTAAGTATTAGTGTCCCAACACAAACAAGCTCTTTCGCTTCCTGTAGGGCTTGTCCTGCTAGGTATAAACCTTCCTTTACTTTTATTGTTTCTTTGCATTAATTAGAAGTTAAAATGTTTTTTATCTCATTTAGTATTATATCATCTTCTGATAAATCTTCTTTAATGTCCTCTTTAGGTCGTTCCATTTTATCTGCAAAGTAGCCCTCAATAGAAAAGCCCTTAACTTTAGATGTTTTAACATATTCTTGCCATATTTTTTCATTATTAACTTTAACTGCACCCATCCAAGTCCCAACAGGTACATCTAATCCATATTTTCTTGACTTATCTTGTACTTCATCCTCAACAATCCACGATTCAACTAAAGTTAATCCATTCAATGCTTTCTCGTGTTCTAGTGTTGAATTGTTTTGATATCCATTTTTTAAATACATCTGGGATGCTTTTACAATAGTATCTTTAGAAAAGAAAATATAATAATCTCCCTCATCTCCTGTTCTATAAATTGGCTTGTTCGGAATAAGTAATGCTCCTAATAAAATTCTTTTATCCGTATCAACTTCTGCCAACTTAATTTCTTCTGCTTTTAATGCTACAAAGTCAGACTCAATTGCAGGGCTTTCTACAATTGATATTGCTTCAATTCCAGATTCTTCTTGTTCCTCGTCTAATATTAACTCAACTATTTTCATATTTATATAACGTATTAAAATTTAAAATTTGTGTTTATCCAATTGTTGCACCAGTTACAATGTTTCTGTCTAATTCTTGAGCAGTACTAACATCACTAGCTACAACATAAGTTTGTATTGGTTGTTGTGATTGACCTCCAATAGCATCTGCTAATTGATTAGTATCTGATGCTCCCACTACATTGAATGCAGGTGGTGCTGATGGTGCTGACCCTGCTCCTGCACTTGGTGCTGAAAGTGATGATGATGATGCTGTTGCACCTACTTTAGAAGTTGCTTGTTTAGATGCTTTTACTGCTCCCTTTATAGCTGAAACAATTCCAACAGCTTGTGCTGCATAACCTATAATCAAAGGAATGTTGGCAGGGAATGCTGCTCCTGCTGCCGCCTTTGCTGCACCACCTGCTACATCCACACCTGCTTCTGCACTTTTAACAACTGTTTTAGTTGCTGATTGTTGTGCTGAAAACAATGTGGCTTTAATTTCCATTATCATTTCTTTAGCTAACAATAACTGTTTAGCAACCAACATTGCCTTGCCAAATTTACTTTCTGCACCTCCAATAGAAATAAGGTTGTCTAGTGTATCTTGTTGTTGTTGTCTTTTTTGTTCTTCTAATTTTGCATCTTCATCTGCAATCTTCTTTTTTCTATCTAAATCTGCTAAATCAAATTCATCTTGTTTTTCTTTTAACGCAACATCCCTAGCTAATTTTAATTCATCAGTAACAATATTATTTTCTTGAGCCTGTAAAATTAAAGCCTCAAATTGTTCTTGTATTTTAACTAATTCTAAATCTCTTTTATCTTGTTCGCTTATAGCTTCTGCATCTCTTATTTGTTTTTTTAATGCAGCTAATTCTTTTGCCTTTGTTATTTCTTCTGCATCGGCAGCATCTTGATCAGCTTTTTCTTGATCGTTGATTGCTTTTTTAGCCGCAGCTTCTTCAGCGTTTAGTGCTATAATTTGACTTGTAACCTCTTTTGCTTTTGTTAATTTTGCAGTTTCAAGGTTTATCAAGTTAGCCCTTAAATTAGCTTCTTCTTCTAAATCTTCTTTTGTTGAACCTCCTAACGCATTTTCAGCAATCCTAGAATCTAATCTTAATTTTGCAGCTTGTATTTCTTTTGCTGTTATTTCATCTTCTAATTTTCCTGCTTCTTGTAAAAATCCAATACGTTCTTGTAAAGTAAACTTTTCCTTATCAACTGCTTTGTTTAATAAATCTGCACGTTCTTTATTTGCTTTTGCTCTATCTACAATTAACTGTCTATCTAACTTGTCAGCTTTCGCTCTTTGGTCAGCTATCTTCCCTGCCTGAATACCTTCATTAATAATTTCTTGTGATAATCCTTTAACTGAATCAGTAACTTTATCAAGTGTATTTTTAACACCTGTTAAACTATCCACATAAGAACTTCCTGCTTTATTAGCATCTTCTATTGCACCAGAAAAATCGCCACTAAACACCTTTTTAATTGCACTTCCTAAAAACCCAATAGTTTCAATTGCTGATTCTATCCTGTTAGTTATGTTTTTAACAAAAGCATCTTTAAAATCAATAAGTGCTTGTTTAGGATTTTCAAAAACGCTCATTAAGAAGTTTCCTAATGTTGCTAATCTGTCAATAAAGACATTTACAGTTGCCCCAATGACACCCATTATTTTATTGAACTTATTCTGTCCTTCTTCTGACGATGTAAAAGCTGCACCTATTGAAGTAATGGCTATTAATAAAGCACCAATTCCTGTTCCTATAATGGCAACTTTCATTAGGTTAAAACCTTTTGTAGCACCTCCAATTGATTTTGTCATTCCAGAAAAACCAGAAATAAGACCACCAGTTTTAGAATCAATCATTCCTAAAACACCACTATAATCAGCAGCATTTTCTTCAGCTTCTTTTAATGACTTGTTTGCTTTATTGCGTTCTTTAGTAACATCTTTTAAACCTAGCTTTTCATCTTTTAACTTTTCTTTTGTTTTTTCAATTTGTTTATTTAGGCTTTGTCTTGCAGCTAAATTAGTTTTAGATGTTTTCTTTAACTCCTTTTCATATGAATTTAACTCTTTTTCAATATCATCAATTAATTCAGTCTGTAATTCTAAAGACTTATTTAATTCATCAACATTTGCTTGAGCAGTTTTTGTATCTATTTTTAAACTGTATTCTTTTACTTCTGCCATTTGATTGTGTTTTTAATAAGTTTAGAAGCACTCTTTAAATCTTTAGGTAAAGCATTTTTACCTTGAGCAATCTTAATATTTTCTGTTTCTCCTTTTGCTATTTGCAGCAAATCAATTATATCTTTTATCATAATATTTTTTTTATGGTACTTGTGCGCAAGACAATAATGTTATATTCCCGTTAGAACCTACAACCATAACCATCACAAAACCTAAATCACAAAATTTAGTTTGGTCATTTGTAACCCC